CCGGGTGCCGGTGATCATCTTGGTGTGCTTGGGAGTGCGGTTGTTGTCCAGGTCAATGGACAGACGCATCAGGTCACCATAGGTAACCACACAATTCTTGTCCATCTCGCTGTCCTGGGTAGCAGCACCTGCATAACGAACCACACCAGCAGCGTTGATAAGATCAATCTGAAGCATGTCTTCAGTGATCTCGTTGGCACCATTCACCATTTCACGGGTGATGTGCTGCATCAGTTCTGCATCGGTATCGAAGTCCAGGGATTCCTGGGTGTACTCATCAAAGAAGCCGAGCTTCTCAAAAGTACCTTCCAGTTCCTTACGCTTGAAACCAACACGGTTCACACGGCCACCAGTCTCAGACAGCAGAGGCAGCTTGCCGGTGATCGTACCAATATCCTTGGACGAGCCGTACAGGTTACCGGAACCTTGGATGGACACCGAGTGAGGAACAGCAGACACCACAGCATTTGCCAGAGCAGCAGTGGTCGGGCCAAGAGTCTTCTTGGTTACCGTCACCTTCCAAGGCGTAGCAGTACCAGACTTGGTTGCTACACCAGCTTCCACAGCATTGATGGCAGCAGCAGCAGCGGTTGCATCAGCTTCCACAGCGTAGGTTTGCACCAGACCAGCCAGATGCACCGTGAACTTGGAGGCATCAATGGTCACGCCATTGGCATCAATACCTTGGTCGTTGATGTTGGCGTCATCCAGCAGGGGGATGTAGTGGAACTTCTTGATCTTCTTACCGAAGTTCTTCGGCATAGAAGTCACATCAGCAAGCTGCTGAAAGTATTGCTCTTTACGAGCTTCAATCAGAGCTTGTTTCTGATAATACTGAACATTGATCTGAGGACCAATGCTAGAAGGATCAGCATGCGGGGCATTGTATTGTTGGGGCATATGTGTACCTTTTCAAAACCAAAGAAGTAAACGATGAAATTCTATATTGAAGAATTACATCAAATGAGTTCTCTTACTCAGCTTCTCAAACTCTTCATCAGATAGTGCCAAGACATTAAAGTCTTCGGGTACCTTTTGAACAGGTGCCGAGCGAGACGCACCAGCAGCACGCCTCTTATCTTTCAGCTTGTCCTCATCTACCTTCTTCGGATTCGGAGTAACAACACCTGCCTTAGTAGGATTTTGTTGTCCTTGGTTTTCCTTAGGAGCCAAGTGATCAAAACCACCACGAGCATTAATTGCATCCCCGACTTGCCTGTAGGCGTCGAAGTCTGACAAACCCTTGAGACGGCCCATTGCACGTTCGCTCTCAATTTCCTTGCTGATAATGTCGTAAATACCACGAGCAACGTGCGTATTAATCAACTCAATCAGTTGAGGCATTTGAGCAACCGTATTACGGCTCGTCTCATCCCATTCCTTGCCAACGATAGTGAGAGTCTTTTGGAAGGTAGGTGTGTCTTCAATATTACGAAGAACATCATCCAATTCGACTTCTTTGTCGCTGACCGAGTAATTGTTGGACTTATATCCGTTTGCTTTCTCTTCGTCAATATCCAGAGGATTAACTCCAGATTCTTTGACCAGTTTACTAATTGCATCAGGATTCTTTTTATCCAGATCAATCAGGAAAGAAAGCTTGGATTCATCCAGCAGACCGTTATTCTCCAACATTTTCAGAAGACGCATATTCGGCTTGAGAGCCTGCATCTTCTTGTTGTAGTTAGCACCCATTTGCATGAGCTGTTTAATATCGTCAATGCTCTTGACTTGAATCTCACGGCCATTGGCTTTGAAGGGAGCCATTAGCTCTTTGTAAGCCTTCTCATAGTCCACAGATTCATTGGTGGCAGTTGAATCAGTAGATCCAGGCTTATCGTCTGCTTCACTTTTGGAAGGCTTATTTTCTTTGTTTTCACCTCCCTTGCCGCCTGCGTCCACCTCCGACTTGCCCTCCTGGCGTCGGGCGTCTGCGGTGTCCTTGGCGTCTGCGGGAGAACCATCTTCGGTTTGAGTCCTATCCTCAGTACCCTCTCCATCAGAAGATTCTTCAGTGGTTGTATTGGATTCATCATCAGTACCACCTTGGGATTCATCATCCGTAGTAGTACCAGATTCATCCGTAGTGGTTTCCTGTTCATTAACAGGATCAACGGGTACAGGTTGCTTCAGGAATTCCTCATCGGACATATCCAGAGGATTTACTTGCTCTTGGTTTTGATCAGCCATGGTTTACTCCGTAGTTATTCACTTTGCTCAATTGCTTCGATTTCTGCTTCAGCTTCAGCAATGTCCTTTTTGGACATATCACCAAAACGAAGGATCAAGGCAAAGTAGGAATGCAGAGTGCCAATGGCATCAATATCCCGAAGAATGCTTGCCTGCTTATCAGGCGTTTGCATAGCAGGATCTGCCTTGAGGTGAACCAGTCGAATGGCTTCCTTTTCAAAATAACCTTCCTGGATTACCTTTTTGAAATCCCGGTTACTTTGAAGACGACGAAGGGCGTCTGCCATATCAACATTTTGTCGGCTACTGACAATACTGTCTTGCAGTGCCTTGATCTGTTCATTGCTCATAAGAAGGTTCAATTAATGGAGAGTTAATACAAGGGCTGTTATATACCACAAATTGGTCTTAAACAGCCTTCTTAGCCGATGCACGGATAGCTTCCTTGATCAAATCAGTTTCCATCTTTTTCATCTGGGTACTCTGATCAATCAGTTTCATTCTTCCCTGTGCTTCTGCTTGGGCACGCTGTTTTTGTAGATCTCGTTCCTGGGTAACACCAGATTCTTGTTCCACAAAATCAAGGTTCTTGAGGTCAGTATCCGATTGGATATTGCCTTGCTTAACTTGCTCAGTACCAGTCTTGGCTTGATCAAGTGCAGCACCTGTCTGGTTCTTCATAGCACGAGAACGAATCTCTTCAATCTCTGCCATAAGTTTCTCAATTTCCAATTGCTTGATTTGCTCATCCAACGGATTAGGTTGAGGTTCAAAGTTCTCGATCTTCTTAGCAAGATCAGGCATCTTACGAAGACGGGCAATATCCATCAGGATCATCTTGGTGATACCGAATTCCAGATTATTGCCCATGGTTTGAAGCATGAAAGCCAGCTCTTGTGCTTTGCTTGCGTCTTCTTCTGCCGTGGAAATAGTGAGCTTCAGATCAAACTGACCAGCCAGATCATCACGTTTAACCGTGACAAACTCGTCATTGGTAATCCGTACTACCTCTTCCTCAGAGAGGAATTCCGAGTTCATGGAAATGAACTTACGGCCTACTTGAATAACACCCTTGGCAAGACGACGTAGGATGGCCAATTCACGCTTAGAAGAAGCATCCAAGGCTCCACGTACACCGGCAGCAACCTCACCCAAAGAAGCACCAGAGATGCCTTGGTTAAAGTTCTTTACCCCAGTCAAAGACTCTGCATCCATGTTCATGAGTTCAATCATGAATTGGGCAGACACAGGAATCTCAGGGAAAGTATGCTGGTGAATCCCTTGTCTGGGATCTACGTTTCCATTGAATTCGTAGTCTTGACCACGTTCCCATTTACGTCTGTTGGTGGCATCCAGCATGTCCTTACGCATACCAGTCTGCGAGTTAGCAGACTTAGCCAACAGGTCAATCATGCCTCGCATGACAGCACCAATGATCTTCTGGTTATCTTCCAGAAGAGCGCCATCAGGCTCGCCATAGACACTCTTGCGTACAGGCAGGTAAGGCACCACAACAAAGGGAACCTTCTTGTCTGGATAAGGATTTTCTTCCAGACGAATCAAGGTATTGCCAACCCAAGCAGCAACAAAAGGCTTGACTACCCCAGTACCGTCAATGTCCCAGAAGCCCCAGTATTCGTAAACCACCAACTTACGACGAGGCTGGTCCTCAAAGTCGAAATTCTTGGATTCACTTTCAGAACTGTGATCAGGGTCTGCAAGAACAGAGTGATCCCCAATCTTGATCTGGTCTAAATTGGAATAGATGCCTTCACGTTCTAGATCAGACTTGGACGATTCAAAGCTATAGATAACAAACTTAGCTTTATCCAAGTTACCTTGGCAAGTAGGATCAATGTAAACATTCCGGTAATCACAAACTTCAACATTGGGATGATTACGGATGATTTTGCTTACCTTCTTGGTTTCATAACCAAGAACAACTGCTTCTACAGGTACACCTGAACTGACTGTCATGTCATGAGCAGTCTTAAGGTGATCAGGCACATCAGTCATGTACTGACTGGGTGATTGAGCCTTCAGTGCAGCAATCTGTTCATGAAGAGGCCCAACCAATACATTGGGTCTGTACTGAACAATAGGCACTTCTTCTTCAACAACTTCTTCTTCAAATACCCAACTAGTACGAAGAATTGCAGTGCCTTCATCTACCAAGGTACGCACATAGTCATCAATGAAGCTAACTTTGTCTATGTAAGAATTAAATTGGTTATTCAAAACCAACTCATTCTGAATAGCTGCTTCCCTGTCTTCCCAGGTAGTAGGCTTCACATCAAACAACTTATCCGTACTTAGGAACGGTTCACTAAGAGCAGGGTATCTCCACTCTGCTTGCTTGCGAATCAGCTTAGGTTGTACGGCAGAGCTATTGCCCTTGGTATTGATCTTGGCTTTTCCCTTCACATAAAGGTTGTCAAGCCATCCATCAATCTTTTCTTTCTGTTGCCGTTGAATAGGCAACGCTTCTTCCAAATCTCTTTTAAGATTCGCAAGTGTTGGGGGATTCTTCCAATCAGTGAGTGGTTTACGAGCTTCTTCATTCTCGTCATCCACTTCCATGGGTTGGTTTTCAACTTCCATACTTTTTACCTCGGAGAGTGGGTTTACCACCGATTTTTAACCACAAAGGAAACTTCATGCAAATTAAAGCATTGCATCAAAACTTTATTATGCCAACTTCTGGTAGTGAATTGGCTGGAGCTTTCGACGTATATATGCCTGAAGATGGCAAAGCCTACGGCAATCCAGTGAAAGTAGGACTAGGTTTCGCTGCTGCTATCCCCCCTGGATACGTTGCCCTGCTTGTTCCTCGTTCTGGTGTAGGGGCAAACTTTGGTGTTGAACTGAATAACACCTGTGGAGTAATTGACGCTGATTACCGTGGCGAATGGAAAGCTGCGCTACGCACCAAAGATGGTCGAGCATTTGAATGGAAGGCTGGTGATCGGGTTCTTCAATTCATGGTGGTTCCAGTTTGGAAAGGCAATCTGGAACTGGTCGAAGAACTATCTGAGACTGACCGTGGTGC